GTTGGAGTCTGTTTGGCCGCCAGTTTGGCGTCAAGCTTTTCTTGCACTGCAGCGACTGCATCATCACCAAGCTTGGCTTGCACCCAGCCCACACACTGCTCAGCCGTCACGAAGTCGTAGTCCGTCATCGTGTTGATGTTTGGCGCGTCAAGCTCAATGGTGAACGTTTCGCTGACGGAAGCATCACCTTCGGTAGCAGTGACCTCATAATGGGCCACTTCAATCACGCCTGACGACAAGACGCGATCAGTGCTGTAAACGTTCCAGGCAAAGTCAGTCATGGCGATGGTGGCGTCAGGTGCAGTGTAATCAGGCTGCCTTTGATGGGGCAAACCGTTTAAGCGGCAATAGCAAAGAAATAGAAGGTTGCGCCATTGCTGTTGACCGCGCCATTGCTTTCATTGTTCGTAACCCTGAAGCCTGAATTAATCGGATCAATAAAATCATTGCTTCCTTGTTCAGCATTAGTCAGGCCGGGCCATAGGAAAGGCTCGTTGCCTGAATTGATGCCACGAGTTGAATCCCAAATATACCAATGGTGGTTACCAGTGCTCTTAATCATGACAAAAGCGGCTCCGCTGGTGAAGCCACAATCAACATCGACGTTGCCTGTCGATCCGGTATAGGTGCCTACTTTTGACACTCCAGCAAGAGAGGCAAACAAATACCCAACATATGTGTCGTTGTTTCCGTTAATGGAAGAGTTGCTCCCAACACTTAGTGTCGTGGCTGTAGGAGCATCGACAGGGGTGCTCCCTCCCCAAGCACTGACATTAGTGTTTTTATCTCCCTGTCTCCAGCCTTCTTTAAAACCTTCGGCGTTGCTAATCAAATCATCGAAAGTGATTTGCCAGTTCTCGTTAGCACTTGTTCGCTTTGTAATTATGAATTCTGGAACAACGCCTAAATTATGACTAAGGGCTCGATTGCTTGTTCCGTTGCCAGTCCAAGTAATAATGTCAAAAAATTTCTCAGCTTTGCGAAAAGTCCATGCAACCATGCTTAAACTACTGCCATTAACTGAATAAAAACTTGACACGGTAAACCCGTTGGAATTAAAAGAAGTAATGCCAGTTGATATATCAGAAGGTGGCACACTGCTGTTCGCCTGAAGATATTTGCTAGTACCTCTCACCGTGTCCTGAAGGACATGGTCTGTTCCCAAAGTATCCCTGCTCTTGATCCATACCAGTCCGCCTTCGCCAGACAAATCAATGTTATTAGTGATAGTTTGACTGCCTTGGTTTCCGGTATAGGTATCAGCACTGAACACATCGCTAGCACTGATGCCCCCACCAGCAGAGGCTGCTGCCAACATTTGTTGAAGGCTCATCAGCTCAGCCCTCCACCAGAGATGTAAGACTGACTTCCGCTTACAAACAAAATGGTGCAAACTCCTCTTCCTGCAAGTGTTCTATTTCCTGTAGATGCATCAGAAGTGTTATACATTGTCATGCTAGAACCTTGAGTAATGGTTTGATCAGAACCACTGTTGTTAACTATAGTAACCATCGCACCAGCGGCAAATACGCCGTTTGGAACTGTAACACCACCTGATGATATATATACGTGCTTACCAGTATCCGTTTCTACTAATGTATAAGCAGAGCTTCTTGTATTTTGAATGGCTCTTCTTATATCGCCACCAAGTCTGTCTACTATGACTCCACTTACTGTGACGCCACTGCTAGTGGTTTCAAGTTTTGTCGTGCCGTTGTGCTTGACCTGAACTGCTCCGGCACTTGTAGTTTCCAGCAGTGTATTGTCGGTATCAGCATTTCTCAAATACAGTTGATTTGCGTCGATATAGAGACTGCCTGTCCCGTGCTCTTGGATAAAAGAATTACTGCCATCGTGATAAATCTGTAAGTCATCGCCTGCGCCAAAAAACAGTTTGTCGCTATCCTGCAAGCTGACACTATTGTGGAAGTTGACATCTCCTGCAATGTCAGCCCCTCCATCAACATCCAGGCTGTCGCATTGGACCTCGCCAGTTACGTCAATGCCGTCTGATTTGGTTTCAAATTTCTTGGAGTTGTCGTAGTAAAGCTCTACGTTGCCATCCAGCGTCATCAATATAAGAGTGACTGCCATCGTGATAAATCTGTAAGTCATTGCCAGCGCCAATATTTATCTTGTCACCATCATTCGATAAAGTTATATCATCTTTAAATTGTGTACCTGTTCCACTTACTCTAAACTTTTCAGTGCCAGCATCATGTACTTGCAAGCTACCTGTAATATTATTGATAATAGAATGGCTACCATTGTGATGAATCTGTAGGTCATCACCAGTGCCTAGCAGCAGCTTGTCGTTGTCCTGCAGATCGACGTTGCCGTTAAATGTGGCGCTTCCGTTCCCTAAAAACTTGATGTTAGTTGCTGATCCGTCTGCATTTAGTACGCCAAAAACTTCTTCAGCGTCACCAGCCGTATTTTGCAGCCTAAGGGTTGGCCGACCATCTCTATTGTCATTGCTGGCAACGTCTAAAGCCCAGCCAGAATTGCCTCCAAGGTTGTCAATGTTGACAACGCCAGTAAACGAGGGGCTGGTGTCTGTGCTTGCCGCAGTCAGGCGACCATCAGCATCAACAGTGAACGACGGCACACCGCTTTGGCTTGCACCGTAAGTTGCTGCGGTAACAGCAGTGCTAGCCAGCTCGCTTGACCCAACAGCTCCTGCCGCAATCTTCGCTGACGTAACCGAATCTGTTGCCAGGTGGGCTGCGTCAATCGCACCATCAGCAATGTGCTCAGAGTCGATTGCGTCATCTGCAATCTTCGTGCCGTTTACACAGTCAGCTGACAGGTGGACAGCATCAATAGATCCATCGGCAAGATGCTCAGAATCAATGGCGTCATCTGCAATCTTGGCTGACGTGACGGCATCGCCTGCAATCTTTGCAGTGGTGACCGAGCTGCTGGCCAAGTGAGCTGCATCAACAGAGCCATCAACCAGGTGCTCTGAATCAATCGCATCATCAGCGATCTTTGTGCCGTTGACGCAATCGGCAGAAAGGTGCTCAGCGTCAATCGACCCAGCCGCATAGTGCTCTGAGTTGATCGTGTCATCAGCGATCTTCGCGCCAGTGACAGCGTCTGCTGCCAGCTGTGCTGTATCGACCGCCAGGTTGGCAATCTTCGCCCCAGTCACAGACGTTGCTGCGAGCTTGGCAGTCGTTACCGCTCCATCATTGATCTTTGCTGTTTCAACTGCACTTGCGGCCAGGTGCTCAGTGTCGATCGCTCCATCAGCCACCTTTGCATTGGTGACTGCATCTGCGCCGAGTTTTGCAGTAGTTACAGACGCATCGCCAAGAGCGGTTGTGTCAACAGCACCAGCACCAAGCTTGGCGGCAGTTACAGCGTCATCGTTGATCTTGGCTGTGGTGACTGCTGAATCTGCAATATCGCCAGTGGCGATAGTTGCGTCGGCAATCATCGTGCTGGTGACGCTGCCTGTGTCGCCAGTTGTAACCACTGTTCCAGTGACATCCGGCAGTGTGACCGTCCGATCAGCTGTTGGATCGGTAACAGTCAGCGTGGTTTCAAAGTCGTTGGCAGTTGCACCCTCAAACTGAATCGTTCCGCCAGTTCCGATTGAAACCGTGCCAGTCAGACTCGGGCTGGCCGCTGAGATTTTTTCAGAATCGAGTTCTTCAATCGCAGACTGAACGTTGGTGGCCGAAATGTTGCCTGCGGCGGTGAATCCAACGTTGCTTGCTGTTTGCGCAGTAACCGTCGATGAAACGTCAATCTCGGTGTACGCCGTGCCCGTAGAAAGCAGGAAGTCAGGCGGGTTCAGTGCAACAGTCGGCGCAGGTGAGGTGCCGGTGCCCGCCTCACTGACAACAACGTAATAGCCTTTATTGCTGCTAGAAGCAGCCGGTAAGGCCGATCCCACCACAAAGCTCAGCGCTGTACCTTCAGAGGTGACAGTCGCCATGAGATTGGTGCTGGCATCGTAAGTACCAGCAAGAACAATCTCACCAACGCTGATACCAATCGGCTGCCAAACGTTTCCGTCCCAGATCAGGAAATCTCCATTCCGGCTGTTTAAATGGCCTTGGCCGATGAACTCACCACCTGCTGGCGTAGCTTCAGCAATTGTTGTTGTTGACTTGTCCGCAAGTTTTGCTCCCGTAATTGCATCGCTTGCAATACGCGCACTAGCAAAAGTTCCTGTTGTGACCTTGGCAGCATCTAAGTCGGGAATATCGGCTGCAACTAGCGATTCCGTACCAGTGATATGGCCTTCCGTGTCGAACGTGACCTTGGAAGCAGTGCCAGCAGTAACCGAGTTGTCGTGATTAAGTTCACCGGCAGCAGTTACACCAAGGCCAGAGCCAGGTTTGATCACACCAACAGTGGTGGATGTGGCGTTTGGAACGTCAGCAGCAACAATCGCTCGACCGCCAGTAATCAAACCATTGGCGTCGTATTGAACGATGTGGTTCTCAGAAGTCTCTGCCGTGACGGTGTTATTAATGGCGATCGTGTCGCTAGACATCGTCAGGCCATTGCCGTTAACGATCACACCACCTTTTGCAGTAGTGGTTGCAGTCGGCAAGTCACCACCAGCGATAGCTCGATAGCTGACCGATCCACCATCGCCAGATGGCCCAGCAAGGAACTGCGAAGCAGCAGTGGTGTCGTCCAACGTTGCGCTGACAGTTACGGTGTCACCGCTCGTAGAAGCAACGATATTGACAATGCCTGTAGTGCTACCACTAACAACGTTGATGGAGCCAGCAGCTTTAACGGAATCCCAGGACGATCCGTCCCAGACGTAAATCTTGTCGCTATCAGCCGTATTTAGCGCAACTTGTCCAATAAAATCGCCTGAAGCAGGCAGAGAAGAAACCAGCGATACGCTGGAATTGTCGGCCAACTTGGCTGCAGTTACAGCCGAATCGTTGATCTTCGCAGTTTCGACCGCAGACGCCGCTAGCTCTGCTGTATCGATCGCCCCAGCAGAAAATACGATCTTTGCGCTTGGGATCGTGCTGTTTGAGATCAGTGTGACCCCGTTGGCAATCAGATCACTAACCGTCAGCTTCTTGGTTTCACTTGCGCTGTCGTCAACGACAGCAACCACATCAGCAGCGACCAGATCAGCCCCTGACAGGGCGTTAAGGGCACTGATCTTTAGGTCAGCCATGAGACCCTACGCATGAACCACGATGGGCTCATCATAGAGCCGTCACAACTAGGGATCCAGCAGCAAAGCGTTGTCGGTTCCCTGCTCAAGGTAAATTTCATCCTCAGTCTCTTGCAGCATCTTGTTTTCAGTTTCAAGAGTCATGCGCAACTCGATCGATCCTGTAGTGATGAAATCGGCCTGCACCTGCACGCTGTTGTCTGGAGCAAATTGCACGGCGCAACCGGTCAACACACCAGTGAACTCATAGAAAACCTCGTCATTAGCGTTGGCAGCTACACCGCCAGGGTTGTGAGTGGTGCGTTTGATGTAAAAACGAGCTTTAAATTGGCTGCCAACTCGCGTTCGTAACGACAGCTCAACCAAGTAGTTCGGCAGTTCTTGGCTGGTGTTGCCGGTGTACTCCCAGAACGCAGACATCCGACCCGAACCAGACATCAACGTGCTAATCCTGTTGCGAAACTCGTCAGAAAGCGTGGTGGTATCTACGGTCTCGCGCTCAGTGTTTAGCTCAAAGCCATTGACTTGCGCCAACACCTTGTATTCAGCGTTTTCAACCTTCACCCTGATGGGCAGATTGTTTGCAGGCGTGGCAAGAGCGGTTGCGTTCGTCGTTCCACCATTCACCGCATGGGCGAACGAGTCGTAAAGCCTGATGCCGTCTAGCTCATCGACGTGAATAAACTTTTTGACGCTGGTCTTGGTGTAGCTGTCGATAAAATCAAGATCCGTTCCATCGGTGCTGGTGATCTCAATCTGATCGCCGCTCAACAGCTGACCATGCTCAAAGTCAAAGCTAAACCGCTTTTGAGTTGCATTTACGTCTGACGGATTGATCGTGGAACGCAGCTCACTCCCGTCAAACTGCCGCTGCAGCTCTACTTGACCATAAGTGCCAAGGTAAACACTCATGAGATCGTGACCGTAGACAGTGCTCCGGTGCCTTGGAACGCAATCTCAGCTCGCACAATGTCGCCAGTTGCCGCTCCAATCGAAGCACTGGTCACATAAGCCGTCAGCTTGATGTCGTTGTTATCCGTTCCATCAACCCAACGGAAGGTCAGCTCAACGGTGTCGGAGCTGCTAACGCCAGTTGTGCCGGTCTTGTAAAGCTTGTTCAGTAGATCGGTTGTGTTAATAGCGTTGTTGTCGTCCTTGTAATACAGCAACGTGGCACTGCCGCTATAGCCCGAGATACCAGGCGTATAGCTGCGGATGTTTTCGCTCAGCGTGGTGGTTTCGAGCGTTTCAAGATTGGCAGACAGCGAAAAATTCACGACCTTGGCAAGGGTCGTTCCAGCAAGCTGCATCACGCCATCTCTGCCGGAGTAAACCTTTGCCATTACGCCACCGCTCGCAATGACACTGTAACGCTGCTAATACCCGGACGCACTGCCTGTACTTGCGGCTCAGCGTCATAACGCCACTTTGTGCCTGATGGAGCGTCCAAGGTTGATGTCGTTCCGGACCAGCCTTCAAATACTTCCGAAGGCAAGGTAAAAGTGCGAAACGTGCCTAGCTGATCGCTGTAATCGTCCAAAAACGATTCAGCATTGGCGTCGGTCACGTTGGCATAAGACAAGCTCAACGTGGCATTGACACGCCGTGATCCATACAGGATCCGAACTTCCGCACCAGATTGCGAATTGAACCGCTGGCTTGGAAAGTCTCCTGGCGTGAACTGACGGCCTGTTGGCGTCAACGACGGGAAAGCCATCACTCAAGCACCGTAAAGTTACCCGGTGTCAAAACGTCCTTAGCCACGATGCTAACGCCAGACGCATCCGTGGGCACCTCAACAGCACTGATGGACACCAAGCCATCCTCTTCCAAATTCAAAGATTCGATCTGATAAACGCTGTAATCGGTACTGCCGCTCAGCAACGTAAACAACGAACCGTGATACTGAGAATCGCTGACTGCGTTGTTTGCAATAGTGATCGTGGTTTCAGTCACCTCTTGAGTCGTTGGGTTGTAGAGCAAGGCTTCATAGTCGCCGTCTTCGACGGTCGTGATGCTCACCAACGTTCCAGCATTAGTAATCGAACCGTTTGCAGTTGAGCTGTAGGTGCTTGCTTCTGTAATCACCCGGATATACGAGCCAGGCTGAACACCCAAGGCGTCAGGCACTGTTTTGAAGCTGACAGTCTTGGTGATGCGACGGCGCACGCTCAACAAGAAACGAGCTGTACGCAAAGCCTGCTCACGGTTTGTGCAGAACTCGCTCAAATCAAACGACTGCTCTGTTGTGTTCCTTTCATTTACACCGAAGTCTGACCAGTGCATCAACGCTGATGCTTGGTACGGCAAGTCGTTATTTACGGTGACGCGCCAGGTGACAAGTGCTCTGATGTTTGAGCGTTGTGAAACGTCGATGTACTGCAGCTGCAGAGAGTTTTCAATGATGTTGCCTGCAGTGAAAATCTGCTCAACCGTGATCGGCTGCAAGCTGATCTGATCGTTCGAATCAACCGGCAGTGCAGGAATCATCCCGAACCGACCGTTTTTGATCGTGAACGAACAAAGCTGCAATGGTGCGTTGTCGTAGATAAACGTGCGGAAGCTTTCGCTGTCTTCAATAACGCCGTCATAAAAAATCTTGTTCGCCCTTAAGAATCTTGCAGTGGCACGCAAAGAATCCTCATCTACCAACTCAGCAGGAACAACGTTGCCAACACCTTGGCTTTTGTTTTTGAGCAGGTAGAAAACAAGGTCGGCAAACAAGTTGCTTGGCTTGTTGTCACCTTCAATCAGGCGAGTAACAGGAATGCCCGTTCCAGACCATATCCGCAACTGCTCGACTCCGGAAATCTCTCCGGTGGATTTAAGAGTAAGCCCGATGGTAGACATGTCGTCATACTGAGCCAGGCTTTCATTGGAGATGTATTCATTGACATAGACGATTTCATGCTCTGGCCCGGAATCGTTTGACTTTGTCAACTGTGTGTAGTGGCTGCAATCTGAAACCTGCGACGCTTGCTCAAAAACACGTTCACCGTCTTTAATCCCGCCGACTCCAATAGTTGTGACACTTGCAACTGAGAACGCAAAGCCCACACTGCTGTAGCCCGCACCAATCGAAGCTGCGTATCTGCTAAATATGTTGTCTACGTTAGCGGTAATCGTAAAGGCATCACCAACTGCCCAGTTACCAGTCGCTTCGGTCGTTCCAAACTGGACGTTCGACCAAATTTCATTTCTGCCGTTATTTGCAGCCTGATATTTGGGACCGATTGTCTGCCCCAAAACACCCTGCACAGAAGTCGCTGTAATTGTGACCGTGATAAATCTGTTGCCGTTAGGCTTGTAATGACGGTGGCTAACGGTTACTGTTTTTCCCCGGTTTTCGCTGGCTTTTGCATTGCCAAGAAAATGCGTGAGCCAGGCCTGCTTGATCAGCTGAACACTACCAGTATCTGAGCCGAAATAATAGTTGCTAATTGTTGCGGGAATAGTCGTTGGCGTAGACTTTGCAATTGATTTTCCAGGTTTTGTAAATAACTCGTCATTGGTCTTGATTTCCGCAATGGTCGTTCTTTTTCCTTGAACGGTAACCCTAAAGTTTCCGTATGGAGTTTCATTGTCTATACCAATAGTGCCAGGGTCGCCAATGTTGTAGGGAACACCTACTGAGGACTGCAAGACAATAACCTCATTTTCATTAATACTGTTAATCGCAATATCCGAACCAGTGCGCGGAATTAAGCGGTACTCATAAAAGCCTTGAACTCTGGGACGAATTCTCAGATAGTTGTTTTGTGCGATTGGTGCGCTGCCTTGGACACAGAACACTTGCGGCATTCGCTTAAATGGAGCCTGTGTCTGTCCATATTCCGCGACAGGACGAACCCAAATTGAAAAACATGATGACCGTTGAAAATACTTATCCATGCGGCCAGTGGTCAACGTTATATTTTTCTCGTCTAACTTAAATAATTTGCTAGGAGAGGGAAGAGAGTTAAAGTTGCATAGTCCTGCAGCTCTATTAAAAACTTGACTGCGAATGCCAAGCTCAATCACTTCAGCGTCTCGTCGAACAGGACGAATCGTAGCGACATTTAATCGGCAAACATTGTAAAAAGCTGCGCCACAGTGCTTGTTTGGATTAAAAACGTCACCCTCATAGCCGCCAAGAGGCTCTCTTACTGCTCGCGTTCCAGCAATGCCAATTTCGGGCACACCAAGAATCGCCACGCATTCCATGTGTATGTGTAAACGATCTTCGTCAGTTTTGTGCTCAACCCGATCCTTGACAATCCAACTGCTAGCTCCAATAATCCACCTGGACCCAATAACCATCAAATCTGATGCACGCTCCCGCCAAGAGTTTGCTTCATTAACGAGATCATCGAGGTTTACCTCAGTATCTTTAAAACCGTTTTTATGGTCTTTTTTTGCCAAATCTTCCCATTTGCTATTGTTAAAATCAATCTCAAAAATTGCTTCGTCGCCTTGGCTTACTGTAACAATAGTTTTGTTTTCATATTGAACGTTATTGTGCTTAATGAAACCCATGTGGCGTGAATAGGCTCTACCGACGCCAGGTTGTCCAGCTTCTTCGTTTTCAATGTGTAAAACATCGGCAAGACTACCAGCGATTTTACGACGTTTAGCCTGAATTTCTTCTCTAGCTTCTTTATTTTCAGAACCTTCAGTAGCTGAAAAAGGTGCGCTGACAATTTCCCAGTTGAAGCGATAAGCCGACCCATTGTGGATCGGCGTTCCAGTGCCGAACGTTGTGTCACCGCTTGGCACGTATGACATTGAAAAACCTTCACTAAACTGCCCATCCTCAGTGGGTGCAGTAAACACCTGCCTGCCGACTGTGCCGGTCGCACCAGGTCCTTCCGTTCCAAGTAACACCGGTGAGGCTGGACGATTATTGCCTTTCTTGGAAGACCAATACAAGGCAAAATCACGACTGCCCAACGCACTCAATGACTGCGTACCAAGAAGAACTGCTCCAAGTTCAGGTGCATCTACCCCAAATTCACCCGCGACGTAAACACCTTCATACGCTTGATATGCGCCGTATGCGTATAAGCGAGACCACACCAGTGCTGGCACGAAAACAAGTCCGCCAGTCAGAACACCATCCGCTCCAGTGCCCCGCTTGCCGAACGGAATTGGAATGGGCTGATTCAGCTCAGCAAGGCTGGGTGCGTTATCAAAGCTGGTGGCTTGGTTAAAACTGCTAGGGCCAATCTGATTTTTAAGTTTTTTGCTTTTGATCTTGCTGTCTTCAAGCGATGGCACTTTTGGCGCTAGCAAAAGGCTGACCGCAGTCAAAGCTAAGCCGATTGCAAGGTTGGCAACAATAACGCCTGCTGTGGTTTTTGCCCCTGTCGCAGTAGTTAAAGCAATGCCGGCAAGGGTTACAACCTCAGCCTTAATATCCGGGATATGTGCATACTCAGCCGGACGAACATGCGCTCTCTGCTTTGCATAACGTACAAATTTTTTATACTCTTCTTCACTGCAATCTAATGCAGCAATCAGCGATTTTTCGTACGGTAAGAGCGGCGGATCATAAGACTGCCCACCGGCTTCCAATCCACTGCGGAGATAAAGGGATTGATGAAGAGGACGCCACTCTGCCATAAGACTCCGAAGGCCAGCGGCCTAACGTCCAGCAATGCTATGTCGCCATCATAACTAGGGCAATCAAGCCGCTCACAATAATGATTCAGCTCCTTCAACACCTGCCTCGGCGTCATTCCGTACCAATCCTCTTTTACTCCTGGGTTGGCAATGCCTAGTCGCTCCAAAGCGTCAATCACCAAATGGATGCAGTCGTGCTCTCCATAGCTGAATTTGCGCCCAATTAGATCGCTACACACTGACCTGTGCCGTAAACGGAATGTTGCCCACCTGCTGACGACGCAAGCGACGACCTGGAATGTTTGCCTGCACCGCATCCAGCACAGAGTTCAGCTTGATTTGAATCGATGCTTCGTCCCAGCCGCCAGAAGAGCAGGCACCAAAATACTCATACAGGGTCCGCTCCACCGCATAGGTACTTGAGTTCCACAGCACCGTTGAAACCTTGGCGACGTAAGTGTTGTCTAGGGCTTCGACCACGAAGTTACGAGTGATTTGGGTGTTGGCAAACTGCAGCGTTGCGTCAAGGTTGTCACCCTGGAGCGTCGCCATCGCACCACCAAAGCTAAACGGCAGAAACGAGTAGTCGTCTACGTTTTGACCAACAGCGTAGTTTTGAAACTTGAATTGGTTGAGCTGACCGCTACGGCCAACTTCAAGCAGGTGTCCGTAAACAAACTCCATCAGACGCCAATCCTCCGGCGAACAGCAGCTGAATTACGAAGTGAGCCCATAGCCCTACGCTCACCTTCTGCAGCGCCCTGTTGTGCTGCTCTTGCAAGTCCAACCTGGAACTGCTCAGCGGTGACGTAATCAACATTGTTGATGCGCTCTACGTTAAAGCGAACGTCAATTGGTGCGGCAACTGCTGTTCCGCCACCTTCGCCTGACGTTCCAGATGCTCCAGAGTCTGGGATAACAGCAGAACCGCGAGCGCCACGCGAGTATCGCGCCATGCTTTCACGCATTTTTCCTTCTGGAATGATGTACTCGCCTTGCCCACCCTCTCCAACCAAAGTTGCAGTAGGGGAAGAAACATAACTTCCCGCTGCGTTAAGCGCTAACGGAGTTGAAGCTGCAATGTCTGCAAGGCTTCCTGTGTCTGGCAAGGCTGACGCCACATTGGCGCTGAAAGGATCTGGTGTCGAACTGCTACCACTGCCACCCATCCCAGCAAACGCACGAGCAATGCCAATCGCGATATACGTCGCAATCTGTTTCTTCGCAGCATCTAGCAACAAAGACCCAATGTCTCGCAAGAAGCCAGCAAACGCTTCTTTTGCGGTCTTCGTGCCTTCAGCAATGGCAAGTAGATTATTAAACAAAGAATCCGTCACTGGAACGGTTATCGCCATCGCCTCGTTGAAGCGCATTTGCGCCAATGCAGCTTCGTCTATAGCTGGTTGATACTCTTTAAAGTTAGCAATTTGATTTCTAATTATTCTCTCTTTATCCTCTAAACCTTTACGAACAACTGGACTTAAAGCAAAAATTTCTTGTTGTTTATTAACGTCTTCAAGCTGTTTTTCCAGCAAGCCAAGTTGCTCTGTAAAAGCAGCTTGTTGATCCGTTTCAAGCTGACGGCTGCCACCAAAAAATGGATCCAGCAATTCTGCTTCTCGTTCAAACGGACTTGTTTGCCTAATCTGTTGTTGAGCGGAAGTTGCTGCTTGAATACGTTGCAGCTCTAGTGCTTGCTCAACCTGCAGGCGTGACAAGTTGTATGCAGCGTTGGCTTGCTCTAAACTTTGCAAGTCCAGATAGTATTGTTCTTGGGCTAGACGTTTTTTGTACTCAAATTCTCTGTTTATAGAAGAAATTCTTTCAACCTCAGCTACCCCAATTAACGCTCTTTTGTTTTCAAGATCAAGCGTCATTAAAGTAACATCAAACCTGTCTTCAATCGCCGCTGTTTCTTCGTTAAGTAAGCTAAACCTTCCTTGTTGCGCTTGATTGAACTGAAGCTGCATATCTTTTTGCCTCTGAAGCATCCCTATTTGCGATACCGCTCCAGAAATTTGTTCCCGCTGGATTTGACGCTCTGCCTCTATGCGAGCATTTTCTCTCGCCGCCTCAGCTTGACGTTTAGCCTCCAAAGTCAAAGATTCTTCAAGCTCAAGCTCTCGCCTTTTTGCGTCTGTTAAATCACCGGCAAGCTGAATAGCTAAAACATCTAATTTGTTTTGCTGCGCTTGAACAGCTAAATTTCCCTGTTCAACAGCAAGAACATCTCTACGACTGGTTAACCTAGAGCTTTCTAAATCTGCTGTTCGCTCAGCAAGTTGAACTCGATCACCAACAACTTTATTGATTTTTTCTTCCAGCTCAAGCTGAGCTTTTACTTCTGGATTTTGAGACAGCCTGGAAACTTTTGCGGCTTGAGCGCGTTGAAACTCTTGACGTGCAGCAGAGCCTGGACCTCCAACTTCAACAGGAGCTTGGTTAGCGGGGTCCGTGGCTCGCCGCAATTCCTCTACCTTGGAAATTCCTCCAAACAAGCCAGTTACGGCTTGATTGAGATTCGTCAAAATTGGAGCAAAAGTTGCAGTTGTTGCCGCACCAAAACGATTTAATGCGTTGCCAGCATCCTCTGCAGAAGTGGCCAAGTCTTCAAGGCTTTTTACACCACTTTCTCCGACAATACTGGCTAATCCCCCTTGTGATGCTGTTCGCGCTGCCGCACCAATGCCCAGCGTTTCGGCAAACCTAAGCGAACTTGCCGTACCAGTTCCTGCTAATCCAAATCCTTGGATAAGTGCATCTATAGAAGTAGAAGCCTTGGTCGCAGCTAACGCAAACTCGTTTGCAGCTTGGGCAGCTTTGTCTAAACCTTGACCAAGAGCGCTTCCAAGGATTTGACCACCAAATCCTATTCCAGCCGCACTGCCAACAAGAGATCCAATAGCTCCACCAGCTACTGACCCGACGCCACCTCCAAACAGCAGAGGAAAACCAACACTTGCTGCTAAATCACCAATAGCCCTACCTCTCTGCCGTTTTGCTAACTGCGCTTCTCGTTCTCTTTGACGATTTGCTCTTTTTAACGCAGCAGCCTCACGCTCTGCTTGCCTTTCATTTTCCCTACGCGCCTTAGCTTCCTTGGCTTTTGCTTTGGCCTGCTGTTCTTTTGCTGCAAGCTCTGCAGCCTCTTCTTCTACACTAAGAAGACCTAGTTGAGCGCGTTTTGCGTTTTCTGTAGCTCTAGCAAGATCTCCTAACTCTTTTTCAGCTTTAGCAACAACACCAACAAAAGCTTCAAAGGCTGGCGTTCCTGCTTTTGTATTTGAAGCTAATTGAGTGAAAGCTGAGACATACTCACGTATTCCCGCTTCTGTATTAGCGAGTGGTTTTTGACTTTTTCGCAGTTCTTGTGCAAAAGCAATTATTTCTTTCCTTGCTTTGCCAAGCCTTCCTTCCTCTAACCGTGCTGCACCGCCAATGTTTGAAAGGTCTAAAGGCTTATCATTAAGCCGTTTAACAATGTTTTCAAGAGACTTTGCGCCACGAATTGCTCTATTGAGAGCGGTTTCACCGTTGAGCCGTAGGTCTAGATTGATTCCAAAGCTAGACACAGCACAACGGCGACCTCACTCAATCCTACCGCTTAGACATTGTTTGCGCTCTGCCTGACATCTTGGCGTTTTGAACAGCCTTCTCCTCTTGCTCGTTCTTCAACTCAAAAAACGCAGCCCATCCAACCAGCTCTTCTTGCGTCATCGTCTGCGAAAGCTGAGCGACGGTCATACCCAGCTCCTTCGCTAACGCATAGATAAAAAACCAATCACTCTTTGCTTTTGAGGTCTGCCTTCGCTTCCTCCACCTTGTTCTCCGTTCCAGAAGCCAGCATCGCAAGCTGAATTTCTTGCAGCACGGCTGCTTCTACAGCATTCTTCAACACGGCAACCTCACCATCCTGAAACAGTCGCTTGCCTTCAGCGTCCAGCGCTTTACGCACCATCATGTTCAACGCAAAATCAACCGCGTCATCAGAGTCAGCGCTTTTCTGAATCGACTCACGTTCCGCGATCGTCAGCGGATGCCAGTAGATCTCCAGCACCACCTCACCGTCTTGCTCAACCTGATGTTTATACAGCTGGCTTACACCAAATTTGTTGCGAAGAAGCTCTGCGGCTCGCATCGAAGATCTGCGTTTATTCAATACTATACTATGCGGTTGCAGTAAACCCGCAAGAAATTACACCAACAAAGTGTGAGCGATCTTCAATGTCCAACGGTGTTGGTCCAACAATGTCAAGAACACGAGGAGAGCTGCTAAACGTATCGGTGTAGCCAGGCGCATTAACTGAAGTCAAGCCGTCAATTACAGACTCACTAATCGCTGAAAGCACTGCCGTGCCAGCTGATTTGGGCACATAAACGTTGCACTGGATCGTGCCGGAGTAATAGTCCTGAGCTGCGCCTTGATTCTGGATCGTGGACTGTCCAAAACTGACCGTCATCAAGATGTATTTCTTCGTCTTGCCTGGCGTCGTAAAAGCAACGTTGTCGTACTTCATCAGCACTGTGTCATCTGCTGCTGCCACAGCATCGGTTACGGCTTTTTCAAAAGCTGCTCTGGCGTTGACTAAGGTCATGACTACAGCTCGCTATAGCCAGTGTAAATCTTGCCAGCTTGCGTGCCAAACGTTCCAATGCCTTGCCTACCGCCAACAGAGATCTTAGGCGTACGCTCTTTAAAAGCCTCGTCAACTAGCTTTTTCATTTCTGGTCCCTGAACGAACTGCTGCACCTTGCCGCTTTCTAGTGCATAAATCGAGTACTCAGCAGTGTTGCCGATGTAAACACGACGTTTATAGCTATAAGCCTTGTCCGGCGGATAGAACCTCGGATCAATCTTGTACTCCTTGTTGGTGGGATCTTGACGCTTTCGTTTTCTAATTCCTGACCATGGAGCAAAGTCTTCAACCTTATCGTCAGCAACGACTGGAGATGTATGAGCTTTCCAGCTTGAAGCAAAAAAACCGGTGTAAACAGGGCTTCGCTTTTTTGTCGCTAGGCGACGCATAATCGTCGCAATTAGCCTGTTGTAACTTTGCTGAAGATGCGCCTCAACCTCATTTTTAATCTGCTCAGAAACTGGTTTCGCCATCAGAATCGCACCAACAGCTGATACAGATACTCCTGATCACCCTTGAACGTCCGAATGTCTGTAATCTGAGCAACGCGGTTTGATCCCGCATACTTCAGCGTTACCGTGTCTTCAAACGTGGGCTGGTTGTCTCCGATCTGATCAGGAGTGATATACAGGCGAGCCTTGCGCTCCTCACGTCCTTCCTCTTCTTCAGCGTCAACAAACTCAACTGGAACGTCAAAAGAGTAAGTCGTATCAGTCGTTGTCAGCGCTCCAGTGCTGGTGTTGTAAGTCGGAGACGCCTTGCGGGTGTACGTGATTGTGTGGTCAAACGACTTGCCCAGGTCTGCAACGACCTGCTTGGCAACGTTCTTGAAAAGCGTGTCGAGTGCGCCTGCCATCTCAACCCCTTACAACGCGGACAGAATACGAGCCACTGCCGCCCAGACAATAAGCCCCGAGATAAGACTGAAGCCAAGGATAAACGTC